CCGCCTGCAACAGGCGGCGGCCAGCCTTGGCACCACGCCGGAGCAACTGGTGGCGGATGAAATCCGCCGGCGCTATGCGCTGGCAAGCCGCATTGGCCAGGTGATTCCGTTGCACAAACCGACACCGCGCGGGGAAAGTCGATGACCGACGTGATCGACCTGGCGCAGCAGCGCCAGCAGGAAGATATTGATCTCGCCCTGGCAGCGCGGCCTGTGCCGCAGGCCGGCCGCATGAGCTGCGCGAACCTGTCTTGCCGCGAGCCCATTGCGCCCGCGCGCCAGGCGCTGGGCGCGCAGTTGTGTCTGGAGTGCCAGCTCATCCACGAGCGGAGTGCGCAGCAATGCGCGCGCGGGGTGGGCTGAGGTGGCGGCCACGAAACCCGCCGCCATCGCCGGCGGCGCGCGAAGCCATCGCCTGCATCCGGCGTTATTTGGAGCACGGCTGCACGGCGCAGGAACTGGCAGCCGCGCAGGCCGCGCTGGCCGAACCGCCGCAACCGCGCCAGCGCAGTCTGCCGCTGGCGCCGCGGCGGTGACATGGCGCAACCCGGTGCCCATCGGCGCACGCAGCGGCGTGCGGGTTTTCCGCCCCGGCGAGCCGCTGCGGCGCGTGATCGAGGCCGTCTGCATCGGCGGTTGGCGTGGCCTGGGCGTGCGTGTGTACGCGTGGCCGTGCGGCACGCTGGCCGTGGTGCCGCGCGACACCGACAGCGATGCGCGTCTGGCCACGCTGTGCGGCGATCGCCTGCACGGCACCTATGCGCGGCGCATGACGCCGGACGGGCTGCAAGGCGGCCCGCAATGGCGGCATGTCGCCATCGAGCTGCAATGGTCGAGGGCGCACGCATGAGCGCGCCCGCTTCCATCGCCCCAGCTCCCCGTGGATCAAGCAGCGCGCAGTGCCACGCGATTCGCGCGCGTCATCGCGCGCAGGCGCCCTCAAGACCTGCACCGGGCTCGCGGGTCCTCCCTAGCCTGCCCACATGCGGGTTGCACGGCCGCAATTCCTGTGTAGTTAGTGCGGTTGGGAGTTACTGAATGGCCGCAAGCAACTACGGCGACGTGCTCGACCAGTTGCGTGCCTGCGGTTTGCAGGTGGAAACGCTGGATATCGGTTGCATGGTGCGCTGTCACGTGGAGGGCGATCGCGAGAAGCGCGGCTGGTACATGCTGCACGAGCTGCAAGCCCAGGATGGCGGCCTGCTGATCGTCGGCAGCTACGGCATCTGGCGCGGCAACGACAACGGCGCGCAAAAGGTCACGCTGGGCAAGTCGAATGCCCTCACCACCGAGCAGCGCGACGCCATCCGCAAGCGGCTCTCCGAGGATCGCAAGCGCGTCGACCGCGACCGCGCCGCCGAGGCCGAACGCGCCGCCGAACGTGCCGCGCGCACCTGGGCGAAGTGTTCGCCCACCGGTGACTCCGACTACCTCGCGCGCAAGGGCGTGCAGGCGCATGGCTTGCGGTTCTCGCCGTCAGGCGCCTGCGTGGTGCCGATGCTCGACACTGCGGGCAAGATCCACGGCCTGCAGGTCATCCGCCCGAAGAAACGGCACGGGCGCGACAAGGACTTCTGGCCCGCCGGCGTAGTGAAGAAAGGCCACTTCCACCTCATCGGCACGCCCACGTGGATGGTGCTGGTGGCTGAGGGCTACGCCACCGCGGCCAGCCTGCACGAAGCCACCGGCCTGCCGGTGGCGGTCGCGTTCGACGCCGGCAACCTCGGCCCCGTCGCCGCCGCGCTGCGCAAGCGCTACAAGCAGGCCAAGATCCTGATCGCGGCGGACGATGACATCTTCGCCAGCTGCCCGCACTGCGCCAACAAGATCAACATCGCACCCCATGCCGCGCCCAGCGCGTGCAACATCTGCGCCCAGGAACACGGCCGCAGCAACACCGGCGTGATGGCGGCCAGCGCCACCGCGCTCGAGGTCAACGGCGCGTGGCTGGTGCCGCTGTTCGCCGATGCCGGCGCGCGCGTCGAGGCCTGGCTGCACCGCGGCGCCAAGCTCACCGACTTCAACGACATGCACGCCGTCGAAGGCCTGCATGTGGTGCGCACCCAGGTAGAGGCCCGCCTCACGGAGCTCGGCTGGTCAACGGGTGGCCGCAAGCTGCGGGCACCGACCGCCGGGGGGGCGGGGAACGGCGCATTGCGCCCCATCGAAACCCTCGACGAGCTGCTCGAACGCTTCGCGCTGGTGTATGGGCAGGGCGGCACCGTTTTCGATCGGCAGGAACACTGCCTGCTCGCCATCAGCGACATGCGCGACGCCTGCATGTCGCGCGAAATCCACCGCGCCTGGGCCGAGCACCCCGACCGCGACATCGTGCGCGTGCGCGAAGTCGGCTTCGACCCGGCCGGCGCCGACCCGGCGATCAAGTGCAACCTATGGTCAGGCTGGCCAACCACACCGCAGTCCGGCAACTGCGACAAACTGCTGGATCTGCTGCGCTACATGTGCAGCGGCGACGGCGCCGCGCGCACCCTTTACGACTGGGTGCTCAACTGGCTCGCGTACCCCATCCAGCACCCCGGCGCCAAGCTCAAGACCACCCTGGTGCTGCACGGCCCACAGGGCACCGGCAAGAATCTGTTCTTCGAAGCCATCATGGCCATCTACGGCCACTACGGCCGGGTGATCGACCAGACCGCCATCGAAGATCGCTTCAACGACTGGGCCAGCCGGCGACTTTTCCTGATCGCCGACGAAGTGGTCGCGCGCTCCGACCTCTACCACATCAAGAACAAACTCAAGGCTTTCATCACCGGCGAGTGGATCCGCATCAACCCCAAGAACATGGCCGCCTACGACGAGCGCAACCATGTGAACGTGGTGTTCCTCAGCAACGAAGCCATGCCCGTAGTGCTGGAAGAGGACGACCGCCGCCACGCCGTCATCTGGACGCCCGAGAAACTGCCTCCCGACTTCTACGCCGCCGTGCTCGCCGAGATCGCCGGCGGCGGCATCCACGCGCTGCACCACTACCTTCTGCACCACGACACAGGCAACTTCAGTCCAGGCATGCTGCCGCCCTACACTGACGCCAAGGACGAGCTGATCCACCTCAGCCTCGACAGCACCGTGCGCTTCGTGCGCGAGCTGCGCCAGGGCGAGCTCACCGGCGTCAAGGCGCGCCCCGCGCTCGCCACCGACGCCTACGACCTCTATCGCGTCTGGTGCTGCCGCACCGGCCACCGCGCCGGCCCCATGCCGCGGCTCGTCAACGCGCTCGCGCGGCGCGCCGACGTGCGCAGCGCCCGCAAACGCTACAAGGACCCCATGGGCAGCGACAAAGGCCCGCACGGCGTGCTCTACCTCGGCCAGCACGACGAATGCCCGCCCGGCGAAGCCGAGGCCGCCTGGCTGGGCCAGCACATCGAGGCCTTCCGCAAGTCCGTCGGCGTCTACAAGGGCGACAGCTATGACTGATCCACGCGCATTGCACCCGCGCCTGTGCGGCATGTGCGGCAACCCGTGCGGCATCCCGTGCGGCATCAAACCCTTGCTGCGCCTCGCTGTGCGGCATGTGCGGCATGCCCTTACGCAGGTGCGCGCCCGCGCCCGCACGCCCGCACCCGCGCGCACACACGCACGCCCATGCATGCCGCACATGCCGCACATGCCGCACAGGCGCCACACAACGCCATTTCATGCCGCACACGATGGCGCACGCCATGCCGCACGCTCGCGCGCGGCCGCCAACACTCCCACCTTCGCACCGCGAAAAGAGGGAATGGTGGTGGAGGGTAGGGCATGACCGCGGCCGACACCGCCAGCTTCGCCGGCTTCGCCCGCCTGCTCGGCGTCAAGCCGCAAGCCGTCACCGCGCTGCGCCACGCCGGCCGCCTGGTGCTCACCGCCGATGGCAAGCGCGTCGACGTGGCCGCCAGCCAGCAGCGCCTGCGCGACACCGCCGACCCCAGCAAGGCCGGCGTGGTCGCCCGCCACGCCGCGGAGCGTGCCGCCAAGGCCGCCACCGCGGGCGAGCCTTCCGCGCCTGCCCCCGGGGCGGCGGCCGGCGACGGCGAGCCCGACGGCGCCGGCAATGCCGACTACCAGGGCAGCCGCGCGCGGCGCGAGCACTACCAGGCACTGGAGGTCCAGCGCGCCTACGAGGTGGCCATCGGCAAGCTGATGGACGCCGGCGAGGTCGCCGCCGCCGTCGCCAGCGCCGCCACCACCTTGCGCAGCAGCCTGGAAAGCCTGCCCGACGTGCTCGGCCCCCAGCTCGCCGCCATCACCGACGAAGCGCAGGCGCGGGCCACCCTGGCCGAAGCGATCGAGCACGCGCTGGAGGAGTGTTCGCGGCAGTTCTCGAACATTGCCAGGCAGATCTCTGCATGAGCCGCATCGAAACCATCGGCAACGCGACCCTTTACCTGGGTGACTGCCGCGACATCCTGCCGACGCTGCCGAAGGTGGACGCGGTGATTACTGATCCGCCTTATAGCGCCCGCACGCATGACGGACATGATGCATCGTCTCAGGGTCGCCGCGATGGTAGCGACGCCCGGATGCTTGGCTATGCCGCGCTCACCGAGCAAGACGCCACGGCTCTGGCGGCACTGTTCCACGCGGCTTCGCTGGGCTGGATTGTTTGGATGACCGATAGCGAGTTAGCCACCTATATTCGCCGGCAGTTCGACGCCCTTGGTCGAACCACCTTTGCTCCGCTGCCGTACCACCATCCGGGCCGCAGCGTTCGGCTGTCTGGCGATGGCCCATCAAGCTGGACTGACTGGATCGTAGTTTCGCGGACCAAGGCTCAGAACAAATGGGGCACGTTAGGGGGGGGGTACGTAGCCGGTCCAGGCTGGGACGACAAGGGGCGGATGGGCGGAAAGCCGACTCGGCTGATGCAGCGAATCGTCACGGATTACAGCCGACCCGGTCAGATTGTTTGCGATCCCTTCATGGGTGCCGGAACCACGGGCGTCGCTTGCCATACGGAAGGGCGTCGCTTCGTGGGCATTGAGATCGACGAACCAAGTTTCGACATCGCCTGCCGCCGCATCGAGGACGCCCAGCGCCAGGGGAGGTTGCTGGCATGATCCTCCCCGCCGCCCCGCGCATCCACGCCGCCATCGCCCGCGCGCTCGCCCCGCGCAAGCCGCTCACCGTCTCCCAGTGGGCCGATGCCGAGCGCGTGCTCAGCAGCAAGGGCAGCGCGGAGCCGGGCCGCTGGCGCACGCACCGCAACCCGCCGCTGCGCGAGCCGATGGATTGCTTGAGCGCGCGCAGCACCGTGCAAGACGTGGTGATGATGTGGTGCATCCAGTTCGGCAAGACCGAGGTGGCGGTGAACTGGCTGGGCTACAGCATGGACCACGACCCCGGCCCGATCATGGTGTGCCTGCCCGGCGAAGTGAGCATGAACAAATGGGTGGCGCAAAAGCTCAACCCCATGCTGAAGGAAACCCCCGCGGCGCAGCGCGCGCTCACCAGCGTGGCCAGCCGCGACAGCAGCAACACCCGAACCTTCAAGGATTTCGCCGGCGGCCAGCTCTACCTGGAACACGCCGGCAGCCCCAGCCGCCTGAAGTCCACCACCGTCAAGAAACTCATCGTGGACGAGCTGGACGAGTTCGCCGGCAACCTGGTCGGCGGCGATGACCCGGTCGAGATACTGGAAGGCCGCACCTCGTCCTTCCCCGCCACGGGCAAGCGCCTGTACATCAGCTCGCCGCAGATGCAGGGCACCAGCCGCATCGAGTACCTGTGGGACAAGTCCGACCAGCGCCGCTACCACGTGCCGTGCCCCGACTGCGGCCACGAGCAGCCGCTGGAGTGGAGCGGGCTGCACTGGACGCCCGACGGCAGCCAATGCTGGTACGTCTGTCGCGAATGCGGCGTGTGCATCGACGAGCACCGCAAAACCGCCATGATCGCCGCCGGCCGCTGGGTGCCCGCGCACCCCGAACGCAAGATGCGCGGCTACACCATCAACGGCCTGTACTACCCCATCGGCCTCGGCCCGCGCTGGATCGACCTGGTCGCGAAATGGCGCGAGGCCCAGGGCGATCCCGCCAAGCTCAAGACCTTCGTCAACGATCGTCTGGCCGAGCCGTGGGAAGACCCGGCCATGCGCGCCGTCAAGCACAACGTCATCGCCGACCGCGCCGAGCCCTACCGCCTGCGCACCGCGCCGCTCGGCGTGCTCGCCGTCACCGCCGGTGTGGACACGCAGGACAACCGCCTCGCCGTGCACATCGTCGGCTGGGGCCGTGGCCTGGCCTGCTGGATCCTCGATTACGTCGAACTCCCCGGCGACCCCGCAGACGACCAGGTGTGGACCGACCTCACCGACCTGCTCAACCGCGGCATCGAGCACGAACGCGGCGGCCTGGTGCGCGTGGAAGCCTGTGCCATCGACGCCGGCGGCCACCGCACCGAAGCCGTCAAGGCCTACGTGCGCAGCCGCCGCGTGCGTCGCCCGCTGTGCATCTTCGGCGCCGTGCCCAACAACGCCCCCGTGCTCAGCAAGGGGCGCTTGCAAGACCTCAACTGGCGCAACCAGGTCGACAAGCGCGGCGTGATGATCCACCACGTCGGCACCGTCGGCATCAAGCACTGGCTCTACGCGCGCCTGTCCACCGACGCGGACAAGACCCCCGACACGCGTCTGGTGCACTTCAGCGACGAGCTCAGCGCCGACTACATCGGCGGCCTGGTCAGCGAAACCTACAACCCCACCCGCAACCGCTTCGAGAAACGCAAGGGCGGCCCGCGCAACGAGCCGCTGGACACCTGGGTCTACGCCTACGCCGCCGCCCACCATCCCGAGCTGCGCCTGCACCGCCTCAGCAAATCCGATTGGGATGCGCGCGAGTCGATGCTCGCCGCGGCCGTGGAAAAAAACGGCCCTGAAAAGTCCCCCGAACCGCCGTCGCCCGCGTCGGCCCTTGTTCCACGTGGAGCCAGCCGCAAGCGCGGCGGCTTCGCCACCAACTGGTAATCGCCATGGCCGCCAACGACCTGATCGCCGACATCCTGCAGCGCCTGCGCGACCGCTGCAAAAAGCTGCCCGCCGGAACCCTTGAGGACATGGAGCAGGAACTGCGCGCCGACTGGGGCGGCGAACGCCACTACATCGCCAAGGTCGGCGAAAGCGGGCGAGCGCAACTGGAGGCACGCGACCGCCAGATCCACGCCGAACATCGGCATGGCGACCACGACGAGCTCATCGCCCGCCGCCACGGCATCAGCGTCAAGCGCGTGCGGCAGATCCTCTCCGCGGGCGCGCTGGCGGGAAACGCTTTGCCTTAATCGTTTCCCGCCGCGGCTGGCACGGTGCGCGCCATGCCGTCCAATCCTGCCTGCCGTATCCCCACCCAGTTCACCGCCGGCGACAGCCTCAACTGGCTGCGCCAGGCGCCCAGCGACCTGCAGCCCGCCGACGGCTGGCTGCTGCATTACGTGCTGGTGGGGCAGGGCGGCGTCTACAGCTTCGACGGCACCGCGCAAGGCACCGCCTGGCAGGT